TACCATCCGATTGGTTAGAAGCTGTTAATGTAGAAATTACATCCAATAACTTTAGCCCATTAATGCAAATGTCTATTGAATCATTGGATGTTTATAGAAAAGCAAATAACAATATAACTGGTCAACCTATTTATTATGCAATAGTTGATAATACATTAGAGCTTGCACCTACCCCTGATGCCGAATATACATTACAATTAACATACTTTAGCAAGATAGATGCTTTAAGCGATTCTAATACATCTAACTTTGTATTGGCTTCGCATCCAGATATTTATTTATATGGATCTTTAAAGCATGCTTCTGTCTTTCTAATGGAAGATGAAAGAGCACCTCTCTTTAACGCTCAGTTTGAAAAATCCTTAGAGGAAATTAGACTGCAACAAGAAAGGGCAGAGTTTGCCAAAGGATCTTTAATACCAAGAAGAAGAACTTATGGTAAAGCAAGAAAAAATATTTATTATTGGAATAATAACTAGGAGAAATAAATGGCTGGATTTAGCGATTATTTAGAAGATAAAGTATTAGATCATGTCTTTGGCGGAGTTGCATACACTGCACCTGCTACCTTATATGTAGCTTTATATACTGTAGCACCAGATGATACTGGTGGTGGTACTGAGGTAACAGGCGGTAGCTATGCAAGACAATCTGGAACATTTACAGTGTCTGGAACTAACCCAACAACAGCAACTACCTCTGCTGCTATTGAATACCCAACTGCTACTGCTGACTATGGAACTGTAGTTGCTGTTGGTATTTTAGATGCTTCAAGCGGTGGTAATTTGCTTGCATACGCTAACTTAGATACTTCAAAAGTAGTATCTACTGGAGATGTATTCAGATTTGATGCTGGTGATCTAGACATCACATTAGCTTAATACCATGGCCTCAGTAGGCTACGGATTATATACATACGGGAAATCCAACTATGGAACTCCTGTATATCATTTTGGCGTAGCCACATCTGCTCAAACATCTAGTGTCAATGCTGTCGGCACTAAAATAAATCTTGGATCTTCAACCATAGCCCAAACTAGTGGTGCTAATTCGGTTGGAACAGTAATAAAGCTAGGATCTTCTACCATTGCACAAACAAGCGATGCTTCTGGTATAGGCAAATTAACTTTATTTGGAACATCCACAATAGCTCAAACTAGCAGCGCATCTGCTGTTGGAACTCAAATAGATAGGGGTGTTGCAACTATAGCTGCAACCTCTGATTTTGATGCTGTTGCAGTTTTAGTTTATGCTGGTACTGCAACCATAGCGGAAACCTCTGATGTATCTGCAATAGGAACACAGATAGATAGGGGTATAGCCATAATTGCACAAACCAGTAGTTTTTCTGCTATTGGTGGTTTAAAATGGACTAATCAAGTTGTCCCTGCTGCATCATGGGCGGATCAAACAAACCCAAGTACAACATGGACTGAATTAGGCAAACAGGAAGTAGCTTAAAGGATAAATATTTATGGCAGATACATTTACTACTAATCTAAATCTAACTAAGCCAGAGGTCGGTGCATCCACCGATACCTGGGGTACTAAACTAAACGATGATTTAGACGATCTTGATGCAATTTTTAGCTCTACTGGTACATCAGTAGCAATGAACTTAGACGGAGCTGTTATTGATAGCTCTGTAATCGGTGGCACAACTGCTGCTGCTGGTACATTTACAACACTAACCGCTAATACTTCAGCTACTTTGTCTGGTATTTCTTATCCAACATCTGATGGATCTAGCGGACAAGCATTAACAACCAATGGATCAGGAACACTATCTTTTACTACAGTATCAACAAGCGTTGATGGCACATTTCAAAATGTTCAAGTATTCACTTCAAGCGGAACTTGGACAAAACCTGCTGGCTTAAAAAGAATTAGAGTTTATGTCACTGGCGGTGGCGGTGCTGGTAAAGATTCAGGCGGTGGCGGTGGCGCAGGTGGCGGCACAGCTATCAAAGTTATTGAAGCAGCTTCATTAGGATCAACAGAAACTGTGACAGTTGGAGCAGGCTCAACAGATAACACAAGCTCTCCTGCGGGAACTGGTGGAACATCATCTTTTGGCTCACATTGTTCTGCTACAGGCGGTGGCGGTGGCGCTGCAAATTCAGGTGGTGGATATTATCCTGGCGGTGGCGGTGGTGGCTCTGGTGGAGATATAAACTTAGGTGGTCAAGATGCAAATATAACTCACGAATCACCTGGTGGAAGTTCTTTTTGGGGAGCAGGTGGTCGTGGCTCAAGAAACGATGGAACTTATGCTCATGGAGCAAATGCTTGGAACTATGGAGCAGGTGGCGGTGGTGCTTTAGGAAGTGCTGGTAATGGCTCTAATGGTGTGGTTTATATTGAAGAATATTTTGACGATTAAGGAAATTTAAAATGGCAAAGAAAGCATTAATATTGAAATCAAACAATCAAATATGTGATGTGGTTGATAATGAATTTCCAGTCACATCTGATTTTGAATGGGTAGATTGCGGTGATGAAATAAAACCTGGGGTTTATCAATACGATGGATCTTCTTTTACGTTAGCTTATACGCCAACTTATTCAGACCTAAGAGCAGAAGCATATCCAACAATCCAAGACCAACTTGACCTACAGTATTGGGATCAAGTTAATGGCACTACCACTTGGAAAGATGCCATACAAGCAGTAAAAGACGAATACCCAAAACCATAACTTATCTTCATGGTTGAAATCATTGATAACTTCCTAGAAGAAGATGATTTTAATTTAATTAAAAATATCTTTTTGGGAGAAACTATTAATTGGTTTTATTCTAAAAATATTTATCAAGATATTAAAGAAACCGAATTTGGTCATAATTTTTTATGTCACATGATATATAGAAACGATCAAATAACATCCCAACACTTTCAAACGCTTCAACCAGTTTTAGAAAAACTTAATCCAAAAGCATTAATTAGAATTAAAGCTAATATGTATCTTAACCAAGGAAAATACATAATTCATAGACCGCATCAAGATTTCCAATTTAAACATAAAACAGCTTTATATTATTTAAACACCAATGATGGGCATACTATTATTGGGGATAAAAAGATAGAAAGCGTAGCAAACAGAGTTATTTTATTTGATGGATCTGTTGAGCATTCAAGCACTAACTGTACTGATGCCAATAGAAGATTAAACATCAATTTTAACTATTTTTAATAATTTATAGATTACAATATAAATATGGCACTTTTCCCTATAACACCACCCGCAGGCATAGTCAAAAACGGAACAGATTATGCTAATAAAGGCCGTTGGGTTGACGGAGATTTAGTTCGTTTTGAAAATGGTTATTTAAAGCCTATCGGTGGCTGGGAAAGATTAAAAGCAACTGCATTAGATGGTGCAGTTATAGGTATGTATGCTTATAACGATAATAATGGTGGCAAGGTTTTAGCAGTAGGCACTAGAGAAAAAGTTTATGTTTTATATGATGAAACTTGGACTGATATTACTCCATCTGGTTTTGTAAATGATACTGCAACAGATCCTTTGGGTTTTGGCGCATACACTTATGGATCAGAAGATTACGGAGATGCTAGAAGTCAATCTGGCTTACCCTTTGATTCAGGTCATTTCTCCTTTGACAACTGGGGTGAAGATTTAGTTTTTTGTTTCTCAGGCGATGGAAAGATTTATAAATGGTCACCAGATACCGCAGGCGGAACACCTGATGCTATTGCAACCGCAGTAACTAATGCACCAGTGGATAACCAAGCAGTCGTAGTAACTAATGAAAGACATTTAGTTGCAGTAGGATCAGGCGGAGATCCAAGATTGGTGGCTTGGTCAAACAGAGAAGATAGAACTAATTGGACTTCTAAAGCAAATAATACTGCTGGTGACTTACAAGTACCTGTAGGCGGTAGAGCTTTATATGCAGTCAAATATCAATCTGATGTAATGATCTTTACAGAAAACGGAATCAACAGAATGTATTATGCTGGCTCACCATTTGTATATGGTATTGCACAGGCTGGTCAAAATTGTAAATCCGTCAGCAGAAGATCAGTCGTATCTACTGGTAATTTCTTAGCATGGATGGGTGAAAATTCTTTTTATGTTTATGATGGATCTGTAAGAGAAATACCATGCGAAGTACATGATTATGTCTTTGATAATTTAAACGTTCCAGGCAAAAAAACATGCTGGGGCGGACATAACTCTAACTTCAATGAGATATGGTGGGGCTTTCCATCAGGAACATCTCAATACTCTCCTAATAAATATGTCATTTGGAATTATGCGCAAAATGTTTGGTCTATCGGAACAATAGATAGAGGTTTTTGGATAGACCAAGGCACATTTAATTTTCCTATAGCTGGCGATTCTGGTGGATATGTTTACCAACATGAATCAGGCACATTATCTGCATCTCCAGACATAGGCAGCTCAGTACCATATTGTCAGTCAGGGCCAATAGAAATAGGTAGTGGCGATAGATTGGTACAAGTCAATCAAATCATTCCAGACGAAGAAGCTAATACTCTGCCAGGAGTAACCATTAGTTTCAAAGGTAAATTCACACCATTGGGTACTGAAACAGACTTTGGTGACTTTACTTTTGAAAGTGATGGCTATACCGATGCAAGGTTTACAGCTAGACAAATACAAATGAAAGTAACAGGCTCAACAACCCAAGACTTTCAAGTTGGTAATATAAGAATAGATACCAAGGCTAGAGGTAAAAGATAATGGACTTTTCCTCACAAAGACAATATATCCAAAGAGCCGAGAATGTACATATTAATATTACCTTGGCTAATACCGACTACACTGTTTACACAGCACCATCTGGTGATGATTTTAATTTCTCAGTAATTATTTCTTTTTTGGTTTGCGAACATCAAGGACAACAAACCCAAATTGATGTAACCAATACCCACGATACAGATACTTTTAATCTATTTAGTGGCAAAGTAATTACTGCAAACAGCACCACAGAATTATTAAGCAATCCTATTATTATCCATGGTGGAGAAATAATTAAAGTACAAGGCAACCATGCAGGTAATTTAGATATCCACATGAGTGTTATTGAATATGCAAAAGGCGACTAATAAAGTAGTAGAACTTAAACCCCAAGACGATAGAGAACAATGGGAAATAGAGTTTGAGCGTTGCCAACATTGGATTGAAAAGGCACTAAAGCATCAAGATTCATATACATTACAAGATATAGAGGATAAAAT